GTTCAATGCCGCCCATTGCTCTGTAGTACTGAAAGGTTCCCAGTTCCCAGGATACGATGGGCAAGTTGTTCACTTGATAGGCCAAGCAAATGGGTTCTGTAGAAGGGTGGGTCGAGTAGACCCACCCCCCTACGTCCTTCACGCTCAGCTCGCTTCGAGTTTCAAAGTCGAGATGAACATTCAGCATGACTAGACGTTTTCCTCGGACTCTTCATCTTCGGAATCATCGTTGCCGTCTTCATCGGCATTCGAGAAATCGGTTTCGGTATCCGTGATATCCGCAGTCTCTTGTTGCTCCGTTCCAGAACCCGCATCCGAGCTTTCCACATCTTCCACAGACGGCTGGGCAGTCTCGCCTTCCGCATCTGGGGCAGGTGCTTCTGGGCAAATCCCGTCTTGCACAGTATTCAGCTCCCCCGGAGTGGTGTTTACCTCTTGGGTTTCCGGGTTCAGGTTCTCGTTGTTCAGTTCTTCAGTCATGATGTTCTCGCTTTCTATCAATATAAACAGTTACTCTAACGGACTATCCGATGCGCCTCATCGGGAAGGGGTGCTATCTCCGGGCGCTATCCGGGAGATATACTAGACCGGCTTTGCCTCGTGGGTCGATGCGCTCCTCGGGGAGCTTATCGCCCAGGTAGGTCAACCAGTAACGCATGAATCGATCAGCTACTTCTCCGTCCCAGACAAGGATTAGCTTATCGTCATACATCTTGGCTTCAGCCATAATGAACTTCTCGGTATTCATTGAATCCCGTTTAAAGCGCACTGTGGAGATGTCAGCCAAGTTGATATGCCTTGCGCCGGTTTCGTTGCTGGCATCAGCTTTCTGTTCGAGCTGAATCCAGTATGGTTCACGAGTCATGATCTTCCCTTTCCTTGCTCGGGAACCGGGTATCCCAGTTCCGGCGAGCGTGTTTTGTCTTCTTCGGATTAGCGAAGCGCTTCTCGCGCTCGCGCTTTTCCTTGGTAGACAACTCATCATACGGTTTCATCCGGCTGTAGTCGGTACGGGCCATCAGTACCCCCTACAGGTCGAAGAGATCGATATTCGCGCCAGCCATTGCGGGCTGAGCGAATGCCGCGAAGTCATCGGAAGGATTGCCTTTGCCGCCACCCAGAGGTTCGCCATCAGCCGCCTTCATGAAGTTCTGGAGGCTGAAGCCGATGCCCTGGTTGCCTTCCTTATCGTACCAGTAGGCAGTGACGGATGCCCGAGCATACATCCCGCTGTAGAACTTAGCTTCGTACTCTTTCTCAGCCTGTTCTTTCTCGTGGGGCGCAATGATCTGGCCTGTGAAATCAGGGGGATACACCAACACACCGGTACTGGCATCCACAACGCCAGGAGGTGTGCCGTAGGCGCGAGCGCTGGCAATAATCATCCCCTCGTACTCAGGGTACTTGGCGAGGTCATAGCCCAGCGGATACTCCTGCGTCTTCTGCTGACCCTTGCGAAAGGGAGAGCGCCAGAACGAAGGAACCTTCGTGCCGTGTTTCTCTTCCAGGGCTTGCTGGACAATCCGCTTCATTCCTTCGAACAGCATCTTGTCCTGCTCTGTCATGTTGGCGGGGTCGATGATCATCGTCACGCCGTAGCTGGACTTGCCGTTAGTGTTAGCTTTCGGCTTGAACAGCTCCAGGAAGGAACAACGAAATACGCAGGTAGTCACTTTATCAGTCATGACGGTTTCCTTATTTAGCTTCTATTAACGGGTTTAACGTGGTTGATCGCTTTCAGCCAAGCGTCTAGGCTACTTCAGAGAGAAGATGGTGTTTGCGTTGCCGCCCATCACAGTGCTGGGAAGCTGGCCGTTCCACTTCTTCGCTTTCTCCAGCTCGACTTCGGCCATCTTGAACTTCACCAACTCAGGCGACTGACGCAAAGCCTCGGTCATTAACTTGGTGCTTTCAGCTTCAGCCTTGGCTTTTGTTACTGTGATTTCAGCTTGCTTCCGCTCACGGTCAAGCTCGTAGGCTTTCTTCTTTGCTTGCATTTCCATCTGTTGCTTCTCGATGATGGCAATTTGCAGCGGTTTCGGAAGGTCTACGTGGGTAATGGGGATATCGATGACAGTCATTTGGCCGTTGAGTGCGTTACGCACCTGGGCGACTACCTGATCTTTCACCGTATTGACGTTAGCGGTAACGTAGTCAGCCTTATACTTACTGACTACTTGGCGGAATGCCTCCTGGATTTGAGGAACCACTAGCGTCTCGTAAGGATCACCCTTTACGTTCTCAAACAAATTCAGTACTTGGCCTTCAGGGATCTTATATTGAACTCGGTAAGAGATAGAAATGGGCTGCTGGTCACTGGTTAAGGGGTTAGCTTCTCCAGTCACAGTGTCCTGCTTCACGTTATACTCATATATACTGGATGTCAGGGGGTTGTACATCGTGACGCCATTAGTGATTAAGTGCTTGTCCACTACGCCCATGTCAACCTTGACGCCGCGCTCACCGGGTTCTATCGTAGCGCACCCAGTCAGTGTCACTGTCAGTGCTATCAAAGCTACTGCGATTGCTTTTGTTTTCAATGGATTTCCGTCCTTTCACAAACGATTTAATAGATGATACGAGGGTCATGGCTATCGCCCCGGCTAGCCATACAAACAGTACGAGGAATGTTAGGGCGAACCCTGCTGCCAACAGGACAGATATTAGTTTACAGACCGCCGCTACGGGGATCATGTTGAGTACTCCTATAGGTTGTCGAGTAATAGACCGGCAAAGTCGCTAGCAATGGCGGGAGCTGTCTTCTTCCTGGCGTCAGCATCCCGAACTAGCGTTGGTTTGCCTTCAGGAATCATGTACAGGTCTTCGATTTCCGCTTTGCGCTTCGATCCCAGCAATTTCTCGATTTGATTTGGTGACTGAAGCACTGGCGGTTTGTACATCTTCGGGCGCTTGGTGTCGTCCAGGAGTTTCGCTACTTGCTTCTCAGCTTTAGTAACGTCCTTCCATTTCCGGTTGCCGGTCTTCTTAACTAGCTTCCACCCTGGAACTCGCTTCCCGGCTTCAGCTAATCGGAAGGCATATCCGAAAACGTCGTCCGCCCAGCCTTTAATTCGATCTGCGTTATCAAGAACGAAAGCAAGTTGTTGCTCTGTGAGAGCTTCTGGGGCTGGCGGCTGTACTTCTCGGGTGAGTACGTGCTGGAAGTCATCGAACGCAGACCTTGCGATATCTTCCCTAACCGCTTCACACGTAGCCTTGGCGGTACAGTATTTGCACCACTTACCGGCTTTTCGAGTTGTATCACCCATTCGAACCCGTAGGATAGCTGCTGTGTAATCTTTTTCGAAAGCCAGTAGTTCGTCCACTCCGATGAACTCGCTTCGTATGGTATCGGGAAACTGTCCGACTCTAGGCTGAGCGATGATAGTTTCGACACCAGATAAGTCCAGCCTATCCATTTCGGGCAGTTTATAGTATGCACCCAGCGCGTAAATGCGGAGTTGGGGATTATTGACATGATTTACAAAGCTCCGTCCGTATTTCAGGTCAGCTACGAACAATCTGTTCATCGGGGCAACGATTACGGCGTCTGATGTACCGTAAGCCTCTTTGTCGATATGCTCTAGGGCGAATCTCTGCTCCACCACTAGGTCGTCTTTAGCTGACAGTCCTAATCTTTCGAGAGTGTTAGTTAGGTATTCAACGTACTGACGGACGCCATCAAGCATCTCGTCGTCCACTTCTATGTCAAATCCATCCGCTTCGAGTTCATACCCCAGGTTTTTATCCCACTCGGGATCTTTCCCAGCCTGGATGTTAGCCAGAATGCGCTCTGCTTCTGCGTGAGCGACTGTTCCCTGCGCTGCGTAAATGGATGGCTCCCCCGGCGGGAGTGCCGCGATTGCCGCGACACTCCCAGGGCAGTTCATCCACCGTTCCGCTTGCGATGCACCAATAGGGCTGTGCTTTGGCTGAACGGCGGTCATCCTACAGACCTCCCAGAGGATCGAAGGTTTGGGGTTGCAAATATGGGGCAGAGCCGCCAGCCATGTCGCTTGCGAAGCCTGCATAGAACTCAGGCTTCAGCTCAGCCATCTTCGCAGCGCCGTACTTGGGTAACAACACAGTGCGGATGACGTTTTTGCCTACTTCCTTATCCGGGAAGGTTTGGATGAAGGCGGTAGCCAAGTCTCCAATTTGTGCTGCGCTATAACCCACAGGAGTTGCGGATACAGTTGGTGCGGCGGGCGGAACGGTAGGTGTTGGGTTAGCGGGAGCCTGCGGTACAACCTGGGCCATAACGTCAACTGTCTGCGCTGATGGGGGAGGGGTATCGTCAGCAGCGGTCGCTGCGGCTGCGGCTTTCTCAGCATTCTTACCGCCTTTCGGTTTATTGGGCTGTAAGGGGAGGGTTTGTTGGCCGGACAACAGGCCGTGGATCAAGCTCATGGTGCTAGACATAGCTTCCATAGCGGCCAGGGTAGCTTCCATGCTCTTGCTCAGCGTCTGCATTGTTGCCTGAATTTGTTTTGTGTCCATGTTTTGAGGTTCCTTATCGCTTTCTAATACGGTGTCTATTACCACTCGCTTGCCGTCAAGCGAGTCCATGATGATGGATTCCATAGAACCCGGCACCACTAGATAGTGTACGAATACGGTGTTGGCCTGCCCTATCCTGCGTAACCTGTCTATCGCTTGATTGAGGATCATAGGCGACCAGTCTAGTTCAGCGAACACAACGTAATTGCACACTCCCTGTAGACCATCAATCCCCGTACCCCCTGCTACAATCTGCGCTAGCAGGACGTGACAGTTGGGGTCGTTGATGAAACGGTCTACTTGACCCTGCTTATGCTCTGCATTCTTGCCGCCATAGACTATGATCGGCTCATGCTCTTGCAGGCGTTCGTTCAGGATATGAATGACATCCCTATGGTGACAGAAGACAACGACTTTATCAGTGTCTGCCAGCATATCTTCAATGTGTTGCGCCACTTTCGGGGCTTTAGCTACGCCAAGCTCCTTCCAGACGGTAGACATCGGGGTGTCTTCCAGATCACAGGGGATAGGGACATCGATTTCAATCCAAGATTCTACCTTTGGCGGCAACTGGTCTAGTACTTCGTCTTTGGTTCGCCGGAGCATAAAGGATTTCAATCGATCTGCAAGTTCCTGGGTGTTGCTTGACCCCCAGTTCTCTTGCCCCCTGTCGTTTATGTAGCCTCCACAGTACCGTTTACCAAAGTCTTCCCAGCTATTGTGAGGCGCAATGACCTCTGGCGCAAGGGTTGATAGAATCGGGTAAGATTCCACGGGGCGATTGAGCAGGAAACTTCCAGTCAGCATCCACTTATAGCGGGCGTTGTGCATGAAAGAATCCTTGCCCAGAACTCGTTTAGTGCGTTTCGCATCGCGATTCTTCAGGTAATGAGCTTCGTCACAGACAACCGCATCATACCCCACTCGCTGCCCTCTGGAGACGAGTTGCTTAAATATCTTGTCTCTCAGTAGCAGTTCGTAGTTTACGACGATTATGTTGACGCGCAGCGGGATCTCTGTGCTTCCATCCTTCACCACAAAGACAACCAAACGACGGTCAGACCACTTGGCGATCTGTCTGGCCCAGTTGTATTTCACGGAAGAAGGGCAGATGACCATCATCGACCGTACCCCTAGCTTATCCCAGGAGGCAATTACCTGAATGGTCTTCCCAAGACCCATATCATCCCCTAAAAGCGCGTGGAACCTACTGGTAAGAAAGGCCACGCCCTCTTCCTGATACGGGAATAGCTGCATTTTTGGCTCGCTTTACTCGATAAACTGTATTAAATGGCTTTAGACGTTATTGTAGGCGATATCCTACAGGTCAGCAAGTAGATCTTCTTCGGGCGTCTGGACGGGATTTTTGTACCCTTGCTTGCGGGAATTAGTAGGCCCGACAAGCCCTTTAGTCCAGCCGAGCGCCTTCATCACCAGGGATACCCTAGTATAGACCTGCTTATCGACCTGACGCATTGGGATATTCAGGACATCCTCCAGAATTTGAGTAGTCGCCAAATACTTATGGTGTACCGGTTGACGGGCCAACCATTCTGGAATCGTAATCTCCCAAACATCTTTTTCCCTACGGTCTTCCTGCGCCCGCTTAGCGTAAGCTATCGCCTTTGGATTGACCATCTCTAAAGGCTCTCCAGCCTTGAACAGTACGACCGCTTCAGCCCATAACTGGTCGAGGTCACGGGTTAGGTGGGGTATATTAATCTCGCCGATAGTGATGGGGACGTGTCTCCGGTTGCCTGTCTGGTCTTTATAGTACGTGTTATCCCCTGAAGGGTTATGTGTACCGATGAATACCGACTCCCTAGGTAAGTTTTCAGGGTTTCGACCATACGGTAGCCGCACTACATCTGTTTGTTTAGAGATGAATGACTTCAAATCCTCTGCGTCAGACTTTTTAGCACAGATCATTTCGCTGACTTCGCACATCCATTTACCTTGCATCACCACAATAGTGTCCTTATTGCGCGGCTCAAGATAGATGTCAGCGTACCATTCATCTTTAACGGCCAAAGTGCGGCAGAAGGTGCTTTTACCTCTTCCGGGTTCGCCTTCCAAGGTAACGATGGTATCGTATTTACACCCAGGCTCTAGTATTCGCCCCGCGCCAGCGGCCATAAACATACGTGCCGCACAACGGTAGTATATGTTATCCTCTGTACCAGCGTAATCGATGAACAAACGCTCAACTCGGGGGATTCCGTCCCACTTTAACCCGTTCAGGTAGTCTTTGACCGGGTGATAATGTTCGCGTTGAGCCGCCACTATCACAGCGTTCTGGATGGTGCTGAGGGTATAATCCACGTATTTCGTCTCACTCAGCCACGCTTGTACGTGAGAGTTATCGTCGTCACCCCAGTTCACCCGCTTCTCATCCTTCGGGTGCCAGAATGCTGGACGAGTGAACTCTATGCGGTTCGTAAACAGGTTGTACCGAACTAATTTATACAGTGGATTCGGGTCTTTAGTGAACGCCGGTACGTTATCCAGCATGTACAGTATGTTCGTTATGTTTGGTTTCAGCTTTCCGTGGCTATCTAACGCCCAGCGAACTGCTTGGTGGCCTTCCAATTTGCCTGGATCAGTCTCAAATCCCTTAAAGTCTGCTTCTGGATGGTCAGAACCTAACCCAGAACGTGAGTAATCGTAGGCGTTATTGACTTTTTTAGCCAGCTCCCCCATCTCCCAGGGAGGTGAACACCGTTCGTTCCAGTGATCCCGCATCTCCTCAAAGGTTACTTGGGGGGATAAGCCCATCGTCTTGCCCTTGCAGGCAGTATAGTATGTAGTCGGATCACCGTCTTCGCCCCATACCGCAACAGGAGTCTCGAATAAAAACGCCCTAAACCGCTTGCGGGTAGCCTCATCGTCTTTTGGTGCATCCAGGGCGCCAACCAAAGTTCGATCAGTCTTAATGTACAACTCCATTAGAGCGGTAGGTATATCCGCTAATTTATCCGGCGTACCCCGCACTACACGGTACTCTTTACCGCTAATAGGGTGGATACTGCCTGCACCGACAAGAAAACTACCCACCGTTTTAATCTCAATACCTGGATAGTCTACGTTCTTGGTGCGAAGCTTGACGCCCAGCGGCTTATTGAGGTATATGTGCATTCCGTCATCGCCGCGACCACTCAAAACAGTGTAGGTGTCGAAGTCTGTGATACCTATATCGGTCATTAACTTCTGAAATGAGTCGATTCCGTCTTTAAAACCCCGTGGATCAGCGTCAATGATTACCTTGCTGTCATCAGGGATCACCCCATAGTTAAATGGGAAGTCTGCTGGCCCCTGCGTAGGGTCTGGAGGAATATCTGTCCAGCACTCATGCACCGGCACTTTAGTCCCCTGATAAAGAGGCATCAGGGCGAACCCTGATGCCACTAGCTCATTGATCCACTCTGCCTTCCCTTTAGAGGTCGGCAAGGAGGTCTTCTGTTCGGTCATCTACTAAAACCTCGCTCAATTCATCTTTTGAAGTATTGTCCTGGACGAGGTGTTTATCAACCTCTCTGGGGTTGAAATAGTACCTACGCCCTACTTTCACACTGGGGATTCGCTTTGTTCTCGCTAGGTCACGGACATGCGACACGCAGAAATTATACCGGGCGGCAATGTCCCTGACCTCTTCCCATTTTACCCCATCCTTGACATAACTCATAGCGGATTCCTCTCGATATTAACTTCACTTATTGTAGTTTATCGCTATTAGTGTACATCACTTTATCCCCGTTGCAAAGTGGACAGGTGGGTGTGATATCTTTATCCGTCCAGAACTTACAAGAACAGCGTAAACAGCGGACTTCAATCAACTTCATCTTCGGCATCCTCCGCAATGACGGGTGTAGCGATAGGTTTGAATGCCCCGAAATTCTTTGCCTGTTCCTTGGCTCGCTGACGATAGGCGAACAGCGCAGCGATACCACCGTAGCCCAAGTTATCGTCGAAGTCGTCTACGTTGAGTTCGCCATGCTTGTGGCGACTCATTTTCTGTAATTGATTCATAAAGGCCACGTCCACCCCATCCAGGGGAACCTGGAGATAAGCACTCCATAGAGATGCGGTATGACTCAACTGTTGAATTGGGTCGCCGTGGGTTTTGTGCCTGTCCTGAGTGACAGTTGCCAGGATCTTTTCGAAGATATCTTTCAATGAAACCATCGTCATACGTTCCTTTCGTTTGTGATTGACCTGCTACATACGGGCAACTGTGAGTTTCAGTATGTTTCTGGGAATGCCAGACTCGTCCACAGTCACCACAATGATGTTTGTACCAGAATGTTCTGTTCCACTTCCACAGCGTTGGTTCTTGCGCGTTTAGATGCCATAACGTGTTTTCTCCTCGTAAAATAATGATATAGGACTCATTTGACCGTGTTTGAAGGGGCAAACCCTTGGTGTATGTGCCATTGCGCCCCAGTAACAGATGGCACAGTATTGTGTGATAGGGATCGTGTTGTTGGCGAGCGTTAAATTTAGCTCATACAGGTAGAACTCGAACCCCACGGATCTATCACTCAAACTCATAAATCGCCCAGCGCATATTCGCGAATATCGACCATTTCACCATGGCCATAGGGGCATACGTGGTATTGCACGTTGCTTGAACCCCACAAGCATATCTTACAATACAGTTTGATGGGCCACCCAGTCATTATTTGCCAGCTTAATTGCTCACTATAGTGGTTTGGTGGCACCTTTTTTAAGGCTTTAGAGAACGTCATTGGTTCTGCGCCTCGTCTTTATCCTGTTCTGCCCTCGTCGCTTTAAGCTTGGTAACAACTTCCTCGAAAAATGATATGCGTTTGTCTGTTATTTCCTCCCAACCGCTATCCAACAGCGGATTATCATCGCTTAACAGGTTTAAATAGACTTGAACGCCGCCTTGATCGGTGTTACCCATTATGAAATTATTTAAGTAAAGCTTCATCAGGTACTCAAAGTGGTTATCACAGAAGTAAGTGTAGGGCATCCCCTTCTCTTCATCCCACTGAAAGTATGGAGTGCTGAGCCGGATTTCGTTTTCACCGGTTTTTAAGACATCAAAACTATTTTTACGGGCTTGGAAAGCTTCGTCGTAAGGGTTATCCGTCTCATTTGTGAAGGCGCAAGTAAAAAGATCCTCGGTTTTCTTTTTGTGCGCTTCAACTATCGCTTCTATTTCCTCCAGAAGCTTTATACCTGTTAGCATTTCGTACAGTGTCTTTTTATTATCGGCGTTCATTATGGTATCTCCCTATTATTTATCATACTAACAACCCTGTATGAGGCCACGTATGAGCCTATTCAACTACATACGTGGCCCGAACAAGGTGACTCGGTAAACCTACAACCCTTCAAAAGGGTCTGGTTCCTCCGTAGGACAGTCAACTTGAGGAATTAGCGTGGAGTGTAAAGCTGTTTACTTTTTCATCAGGGACATAAACGCTGACGGGTACTTTAAATTTCGGGTGTACTGCACGTCCATACGTGTATGTTAGGTTTTCTTGGCTTTTGAAAAAGTCTGTAACCCATTTGAACACGGTTCTAGGGTGTACTTGTTCCGCCAATAGTTGTTGTATTTCAACGATATACACCAAATTCCGTTTCTCGATTTCTCTGAAAAGAAAATTTTCCAGATCGATTTTAATTGATTCAGGATATCGCTTAAACTTAACACCCTCTCTGGTTCCTCCTGATTTTCGGTTACGTGTTCCGATAGGAGGACGTAAACCACTTCCAGGTACTTTGAGCCTGTCCGTCGATAAACGCTTGTTCTCGTCGATGCTAGGGGGCTCCTGGACGATATCCTGACAGAAAGAGGACATTGCGGCCACCCTCTCAGCCCCCGGATTTACTACTGGTATCGTTTTTTCTGAAAAATCCACCCCAAGATAAACCGGGAAAGCTTGCCCTGGAGCTACTTTAAGTAAGATAATCCGGTAGGTGTCTTCGGTGCCAGCGTAAGTAGATAAGACGTTACAGTCATTTTCCGCTTGCTGTCTATCAAAGTAACAAGCCAAAAGCCCTAGACTAGGATCATTGTATGTATTTCGAGCCAGTATATAAACTTCGTTCATAGCTTTAACCCTTTATCCCTTGCATGTTTCCAACACTGATATTCTGTTTTAGCTCCCTGCTCTCTGGCTTGTGCCAATGCACAAGCTAATAAACTAGACGCCTCGCTCTCTGTAGGTGCTTTTATGCGTATAGCTATATTTAAAAACCGGAAGATATACGTTCTCACGCGCTCATCTCCTCATTGCGCCCTGTACGCTCCACCAAGGGGAGTAAATTAAACCACTTGGGCGAATTGCTGAACGTGATTTTAAACGTGTTCTCGGTCAAGCTGGCGGGCTCTCCGTTCGCATATCGCGAACTATAGAACTTTTGCGCCGCCTCTTTGAGCGTTCTACTTTGGTTGGTGCTACAAACGTACTCATAGTAACCTTTTTGCTTGCTCCACTGATAGAAATCAATCTTTTTGTGTAACTTTCCATCCCAAGGTTTAATTTGCATGGTTGGTATTCCTTATTTTAACTGTCCTATACAGGGAGCTAGTTTGCTCCCTGTTTCAGCTATTTAAGCACTCATCAGTAGGACTAATTGCGGGCCTAGTTGCTCGATATCCTCAAAGGGGACTGAGTGACATCCAGCGACAACACGCTTTGTCTCTGTATTTACTTGGGTTATGGTGTAGCCTAACAGTTTTAAACCCAATAATTTACCACGTTTGAACGCTTCAAAAGCTATTCTTGCCTCTCTGTTAGGTATAATCATACCTTTGGATGTCTCAACATCATGATTTTTATTGATGCGTAGGTGTGTAGTGTGGTAGATGTTTAGTTTTTTACGCTTGCCGCGCTTCCATTCTTCCACTTGTTCCGCTTCAGTCTTAATTTGACGCTCTTTTTGATTGCTCAAATATGCGCCTGCCTCAAGGTGTAATGTGTCGATAGTGTCACTTGATGGCGTGGCTTCAGTGATTGAGTCCATAGCCGCATAGAAGCGTTTTTGTGCGCTTATGGGCCATTCCCCTTCAATGTCATCTATTCGGGCAATACAAAAGGTTTTAAACCGTCTAGCGTTGGCCGCTTCTCTGTCGTATTGTTCCACAAGCCACGCTTTAGAGGATCTAGCGCGTTTAATTTTGCCCGGAAACTTGTTAAGTTCATCCACAAGGTAAGCGCTTTGATTCTCTACCCAAGTTAAAAAGGCATTAGAAAAGCGTAAATCCCAATTGCTCGGGGCTTCATCTACTTTGATGTCCATCAAGTGGCTAGCTGCCTTGTGCATAGCGTTTTTATGCTTGCCCTCAGTGGTGACACTATAGGATCTAGCACTATATATGTATTGTGTGCCCGCTGGTGTTGACACTCTTTGAGCTATGACTGTGTTATAACTCAAGAGGGCTGAGCCATCAAAGCTAAACGAACGGCTGGAAGTATAACCACATGGCTGTTTAGCATTGGCCCAAGCATGAGCCACTTGATCATTGTTTTTCAAAACTTTAGCCATAATCTGATGATCTCCTAAATTAACTGTCCTATACAGGGCTTGCGCCCTGTTTCGCGTCATAAACGCTCATCAGTAGGACTAGGGATGTAAAATGCGGTCTAGGATTGCCCAAAACCTGCGTATATATTTTGGCTCCTCAGGTTCTTCGAGGTGTTCCACTAGCTCTAGGTCTAATTCAGGGAATAAATAGACTCTGACATTAGACTCAGGGGCGTTTTTGATCATATAGATCATGGTTGCTTGTGATATCAAGAGCAATGCACCAAGGGCAAAGCCTGCGATTGTTAGTATCATGCGGTCACTACATCCCAACCTTGGGGGATTAGGTTCGGCGCGGTGCTATCGTGTACCGCTTGCCTAACGGTTTCATAAAACTCATTAACTAAAGTTTGGTGACCGGCCTTATTGATAGTCTCTAAAGCGTTCAATAGTGTTGCAAGTTCATACTGTTTGCGGTTCATGATTGAAATCCTTCTAATTAATGTCCTAAACAGGCTCAGCCCGATAGCTGGCTTGATTGAGCATTACCCGGCAAGGGCTAGCTGACACAAGAGCATCATCGGGTAGGATCTGAGCCTGTTTCGCGTATTAAACGCTCATCAGTAGGACTCATATATTTAATTATCAAAGTACAGAGCTATTAGCGAGGGGTTGGGAGCGTAGCTCTCGTCTCTCGCTTTCGATGTAATTAGTAAATCAGATTATTCAGGCGATGTCAAACACTAATTTATGATGATGGCTTAATCTGTTTACAATGCTTAACAATTAGTATGAGTGGTGATTGCATAACTTACGTCTAGCTTTGTCCCCCTCACGTTTATAGTATGTTTGATCCCAAAAAGCTCTAGGCATACCAGGTGATAGGTGTTTAAACCATTTAATAGCTTGTTGCTCAGAGGATACCAAGGGGCTTGACCCAACGAAATTGAGCGTGTTGGTTGTGAATTGTTGCGATGTTCCCACCCAAAAAGAATATCTAGCTTTCATGTGAACTCCTGTTGCGTACATTTATGTGGATACGTTCAGTCAAAGTTAAGACTATCACTGAATCTGAACACTGTAAACATATTGAACGCGCATTAAAAAGAGTAATACAATAACGATAACCCACTTCAATAAATATAGTTAGGTCATGAGCCTAGCGCTATATAGAAACTTATAGATTATGTATTACATCCCGTTCAACAATATCCATTAGCGGTTTTTGAATCTGTTCAACCTAGTGCGGGCCAATGAGTGAACGGCTTTCCACCTCATAAAACAATACGCTTTTTCATTTTTTAAGCCGAAAAAGTGCAAAAAGCTACTTTGCTTGTGTCGAGGCTGACGCCTCCCCACTTTGGTTAATCACCTTTATTAACGCTTTGCATCTTTTATCGCTTTTAACGCTTTTAACGCTTTTAACGCTTGTTACGTTGATAGCGCTAGCCTACGCTCGACCACTTCACGTATTGAAGCGTTGAGCTGGGCTTGACTCTTCAATCATTGAAGTAATGTGGCTATGACTGCGCTTTACAAATTGAAGTGGGGGTGAGGTGGCACCCCCTTTTTCGACCCCCTATGCGTCCCGAGCGCATCGTGGCCGCGCGCCCGAGAAACCCCTTGACACCCTCCAAACCCCAAAATTTTCCAATACACCGATTACGCTACTAAAGCTGGTATAGCTACTAAAGCTGATAACGCTATTAACCCCTTCCACCGCCAGGATAACTCAACAGACCTTGACCACGATAACCAACACAAGCTAAACTCAACTTGCCAATTCATTTCAAACATTTCTACTCACTGGAAATACACCGCCGCGCGACCCCCCTTGCGCGGTTTTTTATTGATGACTATACTTTTGGAAGCGAGCCAAATCATACACAAGCAACTTGAGTATCAGCGTGGAAAGGTAATATCGTCAATGAAAAGAACCGAAGATAAGTACGAAGTAACCGTCAGAGGCCAGTATTACAACAACGTCAACGGCGTTAAGGGCCAGAAGAACTACGAATTTACTATGATTCTTGGTGAATCCGCCCGAAAACAGGGATTTCTGTCCGTTATCCGCAAGAATTACCTAGACGACATCCTGCGGAACAAGCACGAGGATTATAAGCGGTTTCGTACCCACGAGATTATTAGCGTGGTCAACGTCAAGTATCGTGACCAGCCTATCAATGAAATCGGCCTGATGAATCGCAAGCAGTTAGTGGCTTTCATCCGTTCCAAAAAACTAGGAATCAACCCAGCGCTCTATCCTACGGCTGCGGATCTCCGAGCAGCTCTCATCAACTACAAAGACAACAAGACACAGTTCCTTAAAGTGCAGGAACACAAGCATAAGCGGATGGCACCCACCCTCCAGATTAACAAGTCCTTTGTGGAGGACAACCCTGAACTGGCAAAGCTAATTGGCAAGGACACCGATTACGCTCCCAACGAGCCAACCCCTGAAGAAGACGATGGTTTTGGTGAATCAGTCCCCAATTCCATCGATTTTGGGCCAAAAATGCAGACCATCAGCAACGATGACGAAGATGATTTCGACATGTCTGAGAGCGATTTGGACGGGTTATAAGCCATGAAAGTAACGGGTGGACGCTACATGCGCTGGGAGAATAACCTCCCAGTCCCAGAATACACACCGCCTGTAACTAAAGAGGCGGTGAATCAGATGTCGTTGACGGCGTTATCCCTCCCTTATGAGGGGGAATACGATCCCGTGTCTGATTCGTATGTCGTCGAACCGGAGTTCGAAGGCCGTACTAACCTGGAAGTAGCGTTCATTCGGCGGGCAAGGAAAGCGGCAGGCGGGGACTCCAAAGAATTGGATGCCCTGCTTGACCGTGTACTGGGCAAACCCAAACAGTCTACCGAAACTGTCCAGATGCGAATGTCCTATACCCAGTATCTTGACTTCCTTGCGGAGAAGGATGCCCAGGATACCAGCACAGGCGACCCGTGGGACGACGAAAACATCAAACAGATACCTTCATCCCCATCCAGCATTTTCGACCCCATTGACGAAGACCTGGAAGAGGAAGACCTACTAGCGGGATTGTAACGATGAGCCAAAACCCACCCCTATCCGACCAGCAGCGTCGGATTCACGCAAAGCTGCAAAGCAACCTCAAGTACTTCTGTGCGCGAGCGGTATTCATTAAGGCCAAAGCGGGCGGTATGATTCCGTTTATCTGGAACAAGGCGCAGCAATACCTGCATGACCGGATCGAAGACCAGCTTCGACGCACCGGGATGGTACGAATGGCGATCATTAAAGGCCGTCAACAAGGTATCTCTACCTACTTACAGAACCGAATTTACCATAAGACAACCCGAAATAAGGGGCTTAACGCCTTTACATTGTCTCACCATGCCACTACAACCGAGACACTGTACCAGATTATGGAGAAGACCCATGAGAACTGCCCAGGTGAAATCAAGCCGCAGGCCACTACGAACAACCGTAGACAGATGCGTTTCGAGAACGGTAGCCAGTACACTGTGGGTACTGCTGGTTCTGGCGCTATCGGACGGGGTGAAACGAACCAGCTATTCCACGGATCAGAAGTCGCTTTCTACGAGAATACCGACGATATCCAAACAGGGGTTATGCAAACGGTTGCCGATGTACCTGGGACAGAGGTGTACCTTGAGTCTACTGCCAACGGGATCGGTAATTACTTTCACAAAGTATGTATGGATGCCTTGGAGGGCAAGGGTTCTTTCGAAATAGTTTTCATCCCGTGGTACTGGCAGGACGAGTATAGGCTTCGGATCCAAGACCATGAGCGGGAAGACTTCCAGTTGACTGATGAAGAAGTCACCCTCATGGAGCTTTACGGCCTGGATGAGGAGCAAATCAATTGGCGCAGAAACAAAATCAGCTTTTTTAAGAGCGAGTGGAAATTCAAACAAGAGTATCCGTTTACTGTTCGAGAAGCGTTTCAGTCCAGCGGTATCAGTCTCATCGATCCTGAATCTGTAACCAAGGCGCGGAAATCCACCCTAAAAGATAGCTCAAAGCCAATTGTTATTGGTGCAGACCCCGCCCGAAAAGGTGACCGGACGGTACTCACAATCCGCCAAGGACGCCATATACTCAAGATTATCAAGTATACGGAGATGGATGAGATGCGATTGGCGGGGATTCTCGCCAAACTCATCGACCAATATAACGCTGCCAAGTGTTTTGTGGACGTGGCGATGGGCTATGGAACCATCGACAGGTTGCATGAGATGGGGTACGCCGATATCGTGACCGGAGTTCACTTCGGTGAAAAGCCCATCAATGATGAGGTTTACTACAACAAAAGGGCTGAAATGGCAGGCGATTTCAGGGATTGGCTCAACACCCCAGGCGGCACCAACATCCCCGACGACGAGGAAGTGGAGGTGGATTACCTCGCTATCCCTGATTTCAAGACAACAAGCAATAACTTGCTTCAACTGGAGAGTAAGGATAACATTAAGAAAAAGTTCGGAAAGTCCCCCGATATCTTTGATGCGACGATTCTTACCTTCGCATACCCAGTCAGGTCTGAAGGAAGCGGGCATCGCAAGCAGAAATACACGGAGAACACAAAGCGTGGCTCTGTCCTGAAGGCCAGACGAACACAAGTTACAAACACTCCACCCCCGTTGGATGACGACTATCGAACAGACAAGTGGAGTAGCACGACAAAGAGGTTACGACGATGACGGGTATGGAAGCATTAGCTATCGCAGGCATTGCGTCTGCTATCGCGGGAGGCACTACGTCTATTGTGCAGGCGAGCCGGAAGCCCCCAAAAGTTACACCACAACAAACACTTCAACCCCAAGCGCCGTCCATTTTAGAAGATACGAAGCTGAAGCCGGGGCAAAAAACAAATCTAATCAACACCTCGCCGCAGGGCGTGTTAAGTGGCGATACCGCATCCACGGGTCGCAATCGATTGCTGGGAGGATAGTCCAATGGGTGGTCAAAAAGCGGCAGTAGACAGCAAAGTGCAACAAGCAGTGCAGCCGAAAAAAGAGCCAGAGAAGAAAACCGCCAGAGGCGGATTCTTCGGCGCACAACCAGATAGCACACCCAATCTGCTAGGCGAGGCAAATTCCCGCAGGGCAACCTTCTTGGGGTATTAAGACGATTATGAAAAAAGCTCGGATGATCCTTGACCGTCACAAGGAAATGAAGACGGAGAAGCAGCCTTGGCTCAACCTCTATCAGTTGTTGGGTGAATACATCATGACGCGCAAACAGCACTTCACGTCTAACGTGAATCCGGGCGAAATGCAGAACGACAAGATTTTTGATGACACTGCGCCCAACGCCGTCCATCTTATGGCCGCTTCATTGATTGGTGCATTGTGGCCCAATGGCCCGAAGACCTTTCAAATATCCATGCCCTTCGGTTTAGAGCGTGAAGTAGGCGATACTGAGGAGTGTAAACAGTACTACCAGTTCGTTACCAAGCGCATGGCCGAGTTCATGGATAACCCCAAAGCTGGGCTAGTAACCAGTCTGGAAGAGTATATGCTTGACCAGGGAGCGTTCGGTATCAGCGGTATCGGTACGTTTGAGCAGGATGACCCGGAAGTGCCGGTCATCTACAAAGCTGTGGACGCTAAGAATGTCACTATCGATGAGGGGCCAAACGGCTTTGTAGACACTGTATACATCGAAAAAGAGTTTACTTTAAGGCAGGCAGTCGTAGAATACGGCTACGATGCACTATCTAAAGCCCGTCAGGAAGCTTACGAGAAGGGTGATTTTAAGTGTAAAGTTAAGGTATTACACGCAATTCAGCCTCGTATTGAACGCGACCCGTTCGGATTCGGCAACGCTGATATGCCCTACGCTAGTATCCATATTGACGTTGAGAATGAAAAGATCCTGAGAGAGTCCGGTTATACTGAGATGCCGGTAAACGTAACCCGTTTCTGGAAAGCTATGGGCGAGAAGTATGGCAGAAGTCCTGGAATGAATGCCTTACCTTCAATTCTTGAAGCGAATGCAATTCGTGAAGCGACTATACTTGCGGTCGAGAAAAACCTTGACCCGCCGCTAATCGTGCTGGACGATGGTTCGCTGGGTGGCGGCACCATCAACACCAGTGCTGGAGCTATTAACGTGTTCAGCGTATCCGGGCGTTTAGGCAGTATGGGGGCCAAGCCTGTTGAGCCGATGCTTATTGTGGGCGAACTCCAGTCCAGCTACGCCAGATTGACTGAGTTGATGGAAATTATCAAGAACCACTTCTTCCAAGACCGATTGATGGACTTAAACAACGAGACACGTATGACTCTCGGGGAAGCTAACATCCGCAATAACCTGCGTGGACAGACTTTAAACACCATCTATACCCGGCAGATTACGGAACTGTTCGTTCCGATGATTGAGCGTACCTTCAATATCCTTTTACGGAAAGGATTCCTGGGGGTTATCAAAGGTTCTGTTGAAGAGATGATGCTGCTCGACGAGGGTATCATCCCTATCTACATCCCGGATGCCATCGCTGACAGGATGCTGAAAGGCCAGGAAGTCTACAAAATCACGTTTGTCAGCCCTGCTATTCGGATCATGCAGACCGAAGAACTCACTGGTATCCAGCAAACCCTCCAGACGGCGGTTGAGGTGGCCGGAGTGAAGCCGGAAATCCTAGATAACATCGACATGGATTACATCATCAAACGTGTCGCAGAACTGACAGGAGCGCCCAGGGAAACCATCGTGAGCGCAGAAGTTGTTCAGAAATTCCGTAAAGCGCGAGCAGAACAACAACAGGCCATGATGGAAGCGGAAGCGCAGCGCCAGGGTTCCGAGACTGCGCGGAACATGGGGCAAGCAGTACAGCACGTATCGCAAGCGCAGGGAGGACAAAAAGGAGCAGCGTAAATTAGATGGATCAGCGAACCAAGGACAGTAATAGAGCGATTGAAGAAGCCCAAACCGAGTTTCTGCGGGCGGTTAAAGCGGTAAGTAAGTCAGACGATGGTGTAGTGGTGCTACGCCATCTGATGATGATGTGCGGTTTTAAAGATCCCAGCATCACAGCCAACCCCAACACAGGGGAGATCAACACCTGGGCAACGAATTACAACGAAGCTCGCCGGAACTTATGGCTGGAGTTCAGGAAGTTAATCCCCAAAGGTCAGCGTAATCGTATTGAGATGGATCTATAGGAGTTATCATGTTTTATGAAATCACAGCTAAACGCAGAAGAACACGATTTTCTGTACGGAACTTCTTCGCATGGAACGGCGAAGGAGATGGCGGAGCTGCGGGCAGCTCTACGAATACTACGGTTAGTGTCACGCCACCCGATGATACTGCACCCAAGTCTGTTAGTGCCGAGTTTACTCCCCCTTCTAATACTGGCGATACTAACGCTAGCGGTAGTATTGACTGGGGTAACGTAGTCCCACAAGACTTACGGGATAAGCCATATATCCAGAACATCCTGAAAAACAGCGATCCCGGTGCTGAACTGTTTAAACAGTTTGATGGGTTGCAGAAAAAGCTGGGTGAGCGCCCAACGGGAGTGCCTACACCGGAGTCCTCAGATGAAGACTGGGACAAGTTTTACGAGGGGTTACGCCCTGAGAAAGCCGAGGATTACGAGATTAAGCCCCTAGACCTTGGTGACGAAGGCAAAGAAATCGCAGAGTTCGTCAACGGTTTCAGGGACGAAGAGTTCTTAAAAACTGTCACTGCGCTAGCGCACAAACATAAGCTACCTAAGAAACTGTTTGAGGGCTTCGCGCAGGATTACGACAAACTGTTTATCGATAAGTTCGGCGCGGAGTTCAAAGCTGGCGCAGAAGCAAGAAAACAGATGGACTTGGATTTCGACAAGCTGAGTGCTGAAGAGTTTGGCGCAGACGTAGATAAAGAGCTTGCCAGTCAGAAAGCGTTCTTAAACACGGTTGTTTCAGCTAACGCAAAGAAGTATATCTCGTCTCTCAGTAACGAAGCGCTTATTGTACTAGCCAGTGCGATGAAAGGGGTGCGTAGCAAGTTTGTCAAAGAGGACACGCTAGCGAACAGCGGCCACAGTGCGGCTCCTATGTCTAAGGAAGAGATAAGTGCGGAAGGTCGCAAGCTAATGACACACCCCGCCTACCGAAACACAATGCACCCGGAGCATGAGTCGATCAAGCAACAGGTAGACGCTCTCTACGACCAGCTCCGCACCAAAAAATAACCTTGCACTAACGGACGCTCAGCCTTATAATCGTCGATAACTGCTGAAAGACAGGTAGCACCCAGCTAAATCGGTGTCTGTCTATGAGGGTGATACCCCTCCGAGCAGCCCAGCGATAAGGGTTAGGGCGTCCGTTTAGGGTAGCGTTCGGAAAGTGTAAGCGTTTGAATATAGGAGTCACTTGCCGTGGCTGTAATGGATACTATTGATCAGCATTTGATCACCCAATTCTCCGACAACATGCACGTTCGCGCCCAGCAAATTACTGCTCGGTTGCGCCCCTACGTGATGATCCGTAAGATGGAAGGCGAGTTCTTCGCTTACGATGGTCTGGGAACCGTAGAAGCCCGTGAAATCAACGGTCGCTTCCAGGATGTCGAGTTCGACGATATCGAACACTTCCGGCGTCAGATCCGCAAGCGGCGCTTTGTCGTCACTCTGCCTGTTGACCGGAACGATGTTGAGTCGAAACTCAAAGACCCCAACAGCGATTACGCCGATGCTTGCGTCAGAGCTATGGAACGCCGGTTCGACCGGGTTGTTACTGAAGCTATGTTCGCAGACGTTAAAACTGGTCGCGACTTCGAGAACACCATTACTGCCGCCAACGATGGCGTCTTGACTGTGGATGCTACCGCAGGCTTGACCTATGAGAAGCTGCTGGAAATCCACGAGAACTTCATCGACAACGAAGTAGGCAATGATATGCCCACCAAGCTGGTGATGGGTATCACTGGTGGCGAACACACCGATTTGATGTCTGAGTTGGAGCTGACCTCCGGCGATTACAGCCGTCAGTACGTTGTGGACTCCGGCACCATCCAGAAAGCCGTAGGCATCAACATGGTGAAGTTCGCTGGCGATGCCAACGTACCCATCATCCCTGTGTTGGCTGGCGTTCGTCAAGGCTTCGTAATGGCCGAAGGCGCTATCTGCGTAGGCGTTGCCCGCACCTGGGATATCAAAATCCAGGAGCGTACCGACAAGTACGACACCACTCAGATCCAGATCACTGGCGTACTGGGCGCTGTCCGTACTGAAGGCAAGCTGATCCAGAAGGTGACGACCACCGCCGCCTAGTTGTTGTAGCAGAACTCAAGTATAGGAGTCACGACCGTGGCTGTAATTAACGAATATGTAGACGCCAAGATCGTTTCGGGCAAGCTGACAACCGCTGCTCGGGCGCAAGGCACCAAAATCATTACCGCTCATCAGGGTTTCCAGGTTGCTGCGGCTGATGACAACGCTTCTGTGTATCGGCTGTTTAAGGATATTCCTTCGACCGCCATTCTCAAAAGTCTGAAAGTTATGAACGACGCCATTACTGGTGGCACCGATTATGACATCGGACTGTATCTGCCGAATTACGGCGTTGTAGTGGACAAAGATTTGCTGGCTGATGGGCTGGATTTGTCTTCTGCTCACCTCCGTACCACTTGGCTGGACGGGCTTGTGACAGTTGATATCGCCAACTTTGAACTTACCCTGTGGGAATTGGCCGTGTTGATCACCTCCGGGCTGGGGTACACCGCGCAGAACAAACCTGCCTCCTTCGATATCTGCCTCACCGCCAACACTGTTGGTACGGCTGCTGGCGATGTCCTGGCTGAGCTGGAGTTCTACAACCCATAAGCGTACTTCAGGGCCATGGGGGGAGATGCTTCCGGGCGTCTCCCCCTAGTTCTGAGAGAAAGGTGATCCCATGTCTGCGCCGTCTGCTGCGGTTGATATCTGCAACTTGGCCCTTGACTACCTGGGCCAGCAACCCATCTCCTCTATCGAAGTGCCTGAAAGCCAGACAGAGGAGATTATGGCGCGTTGGTATGACCACACTCGCCAGATCTGTCTGAGAGAATACGTGTGGAACTTCGCCACGAAGTACCAAGTAATCCCTCGCACTGGAGCCGGATCAGCGTACTTCGTTGACGCCTACTCTAAACCCAACGATTTTATTCGTCTTCTGGGTATCGGTGAGCGGCGCGACCTACCTACTTACCTTGACTATGAAATCACAGAAGGCACAATCATGGTTACAAATGGCGGAGACAATGGCCTGCCAATCTGGTACACCAAAGACGTAACCAACGTTGCTAGCTTTGATCCCTTGTTTGTCAACATCTTCGCTCTACGCTTGGCGCTAAAGGTGTCCTATAAGTTCACCTTGAAGAAGGGTATGGTTGACTTGCTCAACGGAATGCTGAAAGTTGAGGAAGCAAAAGCGACTTCTGTTGACGGGCAAGAGCGTCCGCCTCGTCGCGTTCAGGAATCCAAATACCACCGAGCTAGAAGGGGTATCGGGTACGGCCAAGCCGCTTCCCGGTATTATGAGTTTGAATGACGTACTCGAATAAAGCCGCAGTCAACTTTTCTGGGGGTGAACTAACCCCCAAGATGAAAGGCCGGTCTGAACTTCCGGTATACGCAAAGTCGGCTGAACGACTCCAGGACTTTATTTCAGAACCCCAAGGGCCAGCCAGATTCAGGAACGGCACTATTTTTGTTGGCAGTACTCGGCGCAACCGTAAAGCAGTCTTCATTCCGTTCCAGTTCAACGATATCCAATCCTACCTTATCGAAGCGACCGATGGCTTTTTCCGCTTCTATAAGACGGTTGATGACGCAGGCGGCATCATTTTGGAAACCGCAAAAAATATTACCGGTGTTACCAACGCAAACCCAGGCGTCATCACTTCTGCCGCACACGGCTACAGTAACGGCAACGAGGTTATCCTGTCCGGGATTGTTGGTGTATCTGGCTTGAACGGTAAACGCTTCCTGGTAGCGAACGTCACTGCAAACACTTTTACTCTAACTGATGACCTGGGTAACGCCATCAGTACTATTGGCGCAGGCGTGTATGTCTCTGGAGGAACGGCTGAGAAGATATATGAGGTCGTCACTCCTTACGCAGAAGCGGATCTTGAGACATTACAGTATACGCAAAACGCTGATACCATGTATATTGTTCACCAGCTCTATGCGCCACGCAAACTAACTCGTACTACTGAGACGAACTGGACGCTGGCGACTTACGTGCGTACCGCAGACCCGTTTACGGGTGCTGGAAAATGGCCCAGAGCAGCGGCGTTCTCCGATGATGCACGTCTGTTGATGGGCGGCACTGTTGATAACCCGGAAACCATCTACGGTTCGAGAGGCCCAACAGGAGCAGGAGCGCTCAGGTATGATGATTTCACCACTGGCACTAACGCTTCGGATGCTGTCATCTTCACTCTCGCCCCGATTCGCGGCAAGGTGGACTCAATTCAATGGCTTAATAATACAGACAAGTTCATTGTCGCAGGCACATTCGGCACTGTGCGCCGCATCTACGGTGCATCAGAAGCGGAGCCTATTACTGCGTCAAGCGTTACCGCGAAGTCGGTAAGTATCTACGGTGCGTTTCCCTCGCTTCCAGTTGTAAACGGCACCACAACGTTTTATGTGGAGCGAGGCGGCAGGAAGCTTAGGTCTTTAGAGTATGACTATCAGGTTGATGGGTATGTACCTACCGACCGAAACCTCGTAGCGGATCATATTGCCAGGGGTGGAATGAAGCAAATCGTAAACCAACTTGGCAGTCCAGAGATTATCTGGTCTGTAACGAATCGCGGCAAGCTGCTTGGATTGACTTATAAAGACAAAGAAGATATCTCTGGTTGGCATAGACATGGCATCGCGCAGGGTGACGTTGAGTGGCTAGGTGTTATGCCCCGGCCAACCAACTATGAGCAGCTATGGATGATCGTTAAGCGTACTATCGACGGTCAAACGGTTCGCTACGTCGAGTACTTCGCAGACCCACCGGACTTCCCTGATCCGGTGGATTTCTTTACCGGCACAGCTAACAAACGTGCAGACAATGTACGATACCTTAACACCCTCTATGAAGCCCAGAAACAAGCCATTCACCTGGATGCTGCCTCGGTTTACGATGGGTCAGTTTATGGCCTGGATGCAGATGCCAGCTTGACTGTTGGATTGGGCGCGGATGAACTCGACGCAACAGGGGTTGTGTTCACCGCCAGCGCCGCCGTATTTGACGCAAGTATGGTTGGAAGAGAATTATGGGGTAAATTCGATGACGAGGGTTATGGAGGCGGCAGGGCCACAATCACAGGGTTTACCGATTCAACCCATGTAACCGCCACTATTGTCGAAGCATTTCCTGAAGGCGAAGTCTACGCCGCAGGTTCGTGGTTCCTAACAGCTACTTCTGTATCTGGGCTTGACTACTTAGAAGGTATGGAAGTAGGAGTCGTTAAAGACGGGGCTGATGCGGGTACGGAAACTGTAACTAATGGCACCATCAGTCTGGACGATCCTGGTAGTGTCATCCATGTCGGATTACGATATACTGGTATCTTAAAGAGCTTACCGCTAGACCAGGGCGGGGTGAGTGGCCCAGCCCAATCAAAACCGAAGAACGTAGCGAAAACTGCGATTCGCTTCCTCAATTCGGGCGGTGCGGCTTTCGGAACCGATCTCTACAACCTGAGCGAGTTCATCTTCGACACCGGAGATACAACTGGCAGGCCAGTTCCGCTATTCACTGGCGTCAAAGAACAGTTCTATCAGGATGCGTGGGACGAAAACAAATACCTTGTAATCGTTCAAAGCTCCCCTACGCCTTGCGTTATCCAGGGGCTTGACATCTTTATGGAGACTACGGATGAATAGCGCGACCGTCATTCCCTTCAAAATGGATCACTTAGAGTGTATGCAGATGAGGGACTACGAGAAAAAGCAATTAGAGTTTGACCCTAGCGCTGCCAGTAAGATGGCGGCGCTTGCTACTTACGGTTTGGGCGGAACCATCATCTATGATGGCCGCATTCTCGGGGTCATCGGGTATCTGGAGATGTGGCCCGGAGTGTACGAGGTATGGGCGTTTCCTTCCATCTGGGTGCAGCGATATGCTACAGTTTACTTACGAACGGTAAAGCAGTATGTCAAGGTTCTTGAGAAGGAACACCCTATCCATCGCTTGCAGTCAGCGGCCATCAACGATGAGCTGCACGACAAGTGGATGTCCTTCCTGGGATTCACCGAAGAAGGTGTTCTGCGCCAGTACGGGTTCGACAAGACTGACTTTAAGCAATGGGCGAGGATCATCTGATGGGGCCGACACTAGCTATCGTATCTGCTGTATCCGCTGTTGCCGGTGCTGTTGGCGGTATGCAAAAGATGCGAGCCGCCAATCAAGAGGCGATGTTCCAGGAACAGCAGGCAGGGATTGCCGCGCAGGAAGCGCAGAAATCCGCATTGCAGAAAGCGCAGGAGGTTGAAGCCTTCGCGCAGGAGCAGACCATGAGGTACGCCAAATCCGGCGTCACCCTCGCTGGCTCCCCTGCGTTGGTGATTGCAGCGACTCGACGTAAAGGTGCTGAAGAGGTTACTGCGCTTGAGAGACAGGGCGCAATGCAGAAGTCGCTGCTAGAAAATAGAGCTTGGCAGACCAGAGCATCAGGACGTTCTGCCCTTTTGGGTAGCCTCGCTGGAAGCGCAACCAGCGTTATGAGCAACTATGCGTTAGGTAAAAAGATTGGATTGTACGGAAACGGCACTGCGGCGTCGGTTGCGGTAAGCCCTCTCCAGTTACCAGGGAGTTCAGGATATGCCTAAAATTCCACAATACACCCAGAACCAGCTCGCCTCTTCCTTAGTAGGCACACCGGGCGTAGACGCCTCTGCTGGAGACGTTGCTACGGCTGTTCAGTCCGGGTTGAATACGCTGGAAACTAACATCCGGTCTATCGCGGTAGTTGAGTACCAGGAGAATCAACGGGCGCTTCGAGCGAAGCAGGCTGAAGACAGAGCTTTGGCCCGCCAGCAACAAGCGATGATCGATGACATGGACGCTGCAAAAGCGCAGTATGACATCGATAGACAACTCGACTTGAAGATGGCGGCAATCAAAGAGCAGAATTTAGACAACCCGGATGCTGCTGTTCAAGCTATGGCGCAAATTGGCCCGGAGTTTATCTCGGAGTACCGCGACAACCTTAACGCAAACGATGTAGTAAAAACCAAAGCCTTTACTGGGAGCTTAAATCGCTTCCGGGAACAACTGGGCGGTATGCAGAATACCTGGGCTGGCGAACAGAAAGTTAAAGCCGGACTCGCCAAGTTCGAGTCTATGGCTGACTGGACAGCTATCAACATCGCGAAGAACGCTGAGGGTACGAACAGTATGCTCTCTGTTCCGCAAGCAGTAGAGTGGATGCAGAATTTCGCTAAAACCTCTACGGCGTTCAGCGCTATCGGCGTGAATGAAGCAGACATCCGAAAGCAAACTGAGAAGATGGCCGCGAATTACCTGTCTCGGCTGTCGTATGAAAACCCAGATCAGTTGACCCAAGTAATTAAACAGGGCGTGTTTGACGACTTCATTGATGGTGCAAGCCGCAATAAACTTTACAATGATGTCGAGAGCCATGCACTAGCGCGGGCCAGGGATCAGCGCGAAGAACAACAGTACACTACTGCGGTGACAATGGCCGATACTACCCACAGTCTACAGATGGGAGCTATTCGAGGTGAAACAACTCCTGCCGATTTCCAAGCAGCAAGGGAACAAGCTGCACAACTCAAGGCTAATCCCAGTACTTATAGGGCTATCGATTCTATCGAAGCGCAACAACTCAATCGGAACGTGAGTAAAGCGGAATCTGAAGTCAACAAGATGATGACAGAAGAGAAGCGCCAAAAAAGAGAGCAAGCTAAAGCACTTGAAAAATCACAACGAGATGCAGACTTAACACAGGTTTTGACCGAATTGAAAACCGCAGAAAAAGCCATCTTCTTGCCGAAGAGTAAAAAAGGTAAGCGATATAGCGTAGTCAGCGATAAGTACAGTGCTGAGCAAGTGTCAGAATACTTATCCAAACTGGTTATTGCCGAAACAAAAGAATACTTATCTCCTGCCGAAGCGGCTGCAAAACGAAGCATCGCTATGAGCGCATTGCAGAGATTGAATAAGAAAGATCCTGAAGCAGCAACCCACGCTAGACAGGTGCTTTTAAACGTAAGCAATATCCGTAAATGGTCTACTACTCGAACGAATGACGTTAAAGAAAATAGACGATTGGGCGTAGAGGCCATTAATAACTTCTACTCCATGTTCGAACAGTACACCAAGGCGCATAACGGTACGCGACCAACCGGACAACAGCTACAAAATCTTATGAACGCTGCGGCACACAAAGCCGAGTTGAATAAAAAGTAGGTACTGCGATGGAAAGAGACATTACTCAGGTAGCCAACGGTGAAGGGCTGGAGTCTCCAGAGTTAAAGCTGGCAGCTATGCCTGACTACGACAATCCAGACACCATAACGCAAATTGCAGACGGCACGTACAACACCACTTACAAGCAACGCACCGGATACGATAGTCCCTGGACTGCCCCGATTGAATATATGCGGGACAAGTATGAGATGGGCGATGCCTCGGTTGTGCGGGGCGTGAAGGGCTTCGAATTATGGAGCCAGGACAATCTTAACCAGGACGAGGAACGGGCGGCTTTAAGCGACTTGCAGACGCCTCACCTCGAAGCCATTCAGAAGAACGTGAACCTACTGGAGGCAAAGCTGGGGCCACGGAACTTCTTTCAGTTCACGGGTGATGCCATGAACATCGCCCCGTCCATGATGCACACAGTCAAGGGTGGCGGGATTGGCGCTGCTGTCGGTGCTGTGGGTGGAGGATTACTGGGCGCGGCAATCACACGAAATCCCGCAGGCGCTATTATCGGCGCTCAATCTGGGGCCAAGACACTGTACGGTGTCGGTGCATTGGCTGCTGGTGTCCAGCTAAACATTGGTGGCGTGTATGCCGGGATGGTTGATAAGGGCATCCCCCGCGAGTTAGCCAGGAAGTATTCTATGAGCGCAGGTTTAGTAATGGGCGGCCTTGAGTATTTCGGCGTCGATCAGATGTCACACGTTGGGCGTTTGGCATTCGCCAAGCAACTAAAGACCAAAGCCGGTAAAGAAGCGGTCGCTAATATGTTCAAGATGCTTCCGCCAGAATTGATGAAGCACCTTTCAGTAGCTGGGTCTATTGTCAAAGGCGCAGGATCGGAAACTGCTACAGAGGTTAGCCAGGATGCAGTAGAGCTGTACGCCAATGCAATGGTAGAATATGTATCCAGCGATGGCAAAGATCGTCCCTGGGAGAGTAAGAAATTCTGGCAGGACGCCCAAGCGCAACTCATGCAAACAGCGATCACTACTGCTCGCGGGTCTTTGGCGCTGGCGGGCGGTACGCATGTCGCGGGCGACCTGACCGGCAAGGGAACTGCAACTTTCAAAGACTTGGTGCAACGCGCTCAGATCAAGGAACTACAGGCGCAACAGCGCCTTGTTGATCAGGGTATGAAATCAGTTCGAGAAGGCAAGGTCGGCTTTGGCGATGTGATGGAAGCGATTGGGCATATCGTTACTGGCGATAAAGACCAGGAGCTTGAAAAAGCAAAACTGGATGCGATGGATATGACCGATGAACAAGCTATGGCCGCGCTTTACCCTTCCAGGCAGACGACTGAAAACGGCACTACAACCTTGATGACAGGGGTATCCAAATCTGAAGCTGAAGCGAAAGAAGCTCAGGCTCAGCCAAGTGAAGAGGAGCTTGATGCTTCTGCTGCAAATGCTGCCGAAAACATGGAGCCTGAAGTCGTACTAGCTGAAATGCAGGGCGATCCTGACGCAGCAATTGCGGAAGAACCAGACCCCGCTCAGAACCCTGATATCGAAGAGATGCCAGAAGACGCTCAGATGCTACTGGATGGACTTTTTGATGAGGAAGAAGGCACGTCATACCAGGAGTCTGACAGCACCATATATTCTGAGGCCATGCCTGAGTTCGTCGGATTGGAAGACACTGACCCCGAATCCAATGAAATGACTGAGGTTGAGGTACAAGCTCGGGTGAATCAGTTGACTGCTGACATCCAGCGCTTGACAGTGCAGGAGCAAGACCTTATTCGTCAGATGGAAAAGAAGAAAACAAAGGGCCACAAGCTGACAGCAATGGAAGACCGGCTGGCTAAAATCCAGGAACAGAAGGAGAACCTTCAGTTCGAGCGGGATGTAACCTCCGAGGGATTCCGCTCCAGAAACGATGTAGCCGCGCAGAAAGGTCAAGTCCGTATGTCCGTCCTCTCCAAGCTGATTAAGCGCCTGGAGCGGAACGCTGACAGCGTAGTGAAGACTCGTAAACAAACCAATGACCGTATCTCCCGCGCCAGAGGCGAAGGGTTTAAGAGTGGTGATTTCAACGCGAGACAAGCGGTTCGCTCTCTGCAAGGCCAGTTAATCCAGGTCATTAACGCTGCTACCAAGAATCAGAAGTTCCGTAACGACCTCAAGCGTTATGTCAACAAGGTAACGAACGTGCGTCAGTTCAAGACTGCTGCGAAAAAGGTCGATGCCGCATTGCGTGAGATGGAGACTAAAGCGGATCAGAAGCAATACGAAGTATCAAGAAAGAAGCTGCTCGATAAGATTGACCGCATGACAGAGGATAAAACCAAGACTGTTGGCGGAAAACCTACTAGCAATTATGACGCAGACACCATTGCTCGACTGAAGAAGTTCCGGGTATACGCTGCATCCAAGGTGTTAGCGGAGCGAGCGCTGCTTGATTTCGACCAAACCCACGGCACTAACTTCCAGAACGGGGATCTGCACCTGATTCCCGATGAGGCGCTTGAAGACCGGCAGATGGCGATCCTGGCGAATGACCTGGAGAACCGCAACCTGATGGAGTTAAACATCATTCAGGGCAACATTGCTCAATGGTTGCAGGACTCTCGGGATGCCATGCTCCAGAAGAAGGAAGCCCAGAAGCTAGAAGACGAACTGACGCTGAATACGGCCAAGGCCAGCCTAGGCGTTCAGCCTACTGATAAGGCAATCAAGTCGAAGAAAGCCAAGCCCAGTCATCCGTTTAGCGATTTCCATACGCCCTGGCTGATGTGGAACTCCCTCCTGAAGTACATTACACCAAAAGATGCGGGCCATGCCCTAGCTGCACTGCTGGATACGACGATGGCGAAAGCGGGATACTACGCTGGGCGGGAAACCTCTAGCCTCGCCATGACTAAAAAGCTACAAGAGACGTTAGATAACAACGGCTTCGCTAACACAGACATTAACAAGAAAGCGTATAAAGACTCTAACGAGATTGTAACCTTCACGTATACTGATCAGGAAGGCAATCAGATCACCACTAGCCCAGACAGAGCGCAGATGATTGACATCTGGATGAAGATGCAGGACACCTCTCTGCACGATACGATGCGCGATGCGGATAAGGGTAACTCCTGGACGTTCACCGGAGAAGCCGCTGCGGGTACTTCCTTCCAAGAACAGCTAGAAGCGCTATTAAAGCCAGAGGATAAACTGATCGGACAGGCGATGATTGACTTCTACGCAGACTATCACGCTCGCGTAAACGCCGTATACCGCGAAAAGTACGGCGTTGACCTCCCGATGCGCGAGAACTACAGTCCGCTGAACCGGACAGGGTATGACGTTGACCCCGGAGACGGTGTTTCTTTTGGTGCATTGCTTCCGAAATCTTCTAAGAACCGTAACGCCAACCTGAATCGGGTCGATCCGCAGAACGCATACTCCACGATTGACCAGCATATTGACCAGTGGGAACACTTCATGTCCTACGATACCCTGATGAGAAAGATGCGTGTGGTCATGAAGAACGCTGATGTTCGGACGCATATCGCTGACAACTTCGGAAACGGAACTGTCACAGTGCTGAATACATATCAACAGCGCTTTATCCAAAACAGGCCAACACTTTACGATAACTCCAGTGCATGGCTAGGCGTCCTGATGAAGAGTTTGAGCTGGGCGGCATTGGGCTTTAAACCTGTGTATCAGATGGCCGTTCAGCTATCAGCAGGTATGTCTATGTGGGCTGACTATAACCCAGTCGATGTAGCCAAAGGCGCTGTGATGTACGCCAGAAACTTGGGTCAAACTGAGCAAGAGTTCCGCAACTCGGCGGTTCTCAAGCATCGGTACAAGGAAGGCGCTTCCCAGGAGTTTAAGCAAGCCCTGTCATCCACTGGAAGACTGGGTGGGTTCTTGGCTTACGCCACCAAGGCACCGACACCGGAACTCGGGCCAGGAGCCTACAACGTAATCAGCAAGCTGACATTTGCGGGTATGCGCCTAGGTGATGCTGGCGTTGTGCGCGTCTTCGGCGGGCCACTCTACTGGGCTGAGATCGCTAAAGGGTCTTCGCCTGAACAAGCGATGAGAGCCGTTGAGCGCGTTACTGAACAGACTCAGCAATCCGATGCTGTAGACCAGATGCCGCATGTCTTCGCCCAGGATCAGTGGAAGTACTTTGCCTTGGGTATGTTCCGGCTTCAGCCTCTCCAGTTATATGGCCAATCGCTGGTCGCGTCCAGGGACTTCCTATACAACGACCGCTCCGCCAAGGGCTTCGCCAAGCTGGGGTACAAGATGATGTCAATGTGGATGCTCCCCGGCCTGATGTATGGTTTGGTGAAAGCAGCGCCTTCTCTCATTGCACCCTCTGGTGACGATGACGACCGCGATAAGGACGCTATTTTTGACATCGTGAGTTCCACTATCCTCGGGCCAGCAAATGCCGTACCGGGCTTCGGAGATGCCGTAGAATGGCTTTGGTGGCAAGTCGCTGCTCCTGCGGTAGGAGTGGATGTACCGAACTTCCGAAAGTCAATCGGTGGCGATCCCGTCAGCCAGCAGTTATTTGAAAACCCTTGGAAGGCGATCAAGTCCTGGGGCAAAGTCCTGGAGAATACTGCTGATGTTGACGGAGACGTTGAGGAAGAAGATGCTACAGAAGACGCTCAGAAAGCTGTAGCGGACACTGTAAAAGCTGTCAGTCAGCTTGCTGGCGCTCCTGGCGCAGCGCTTAACATGCCTGGAAACATCGTCTCCAGAGTTGAGCAAGGTGACTGGATCGGCGCTTCATTCGCCTTGGGCGGCTGGTCAACCAGTCAGTTAACCAAGCGCGGTAGCAGTACGGATGAAGAGGATGAAGAAGAAGATTACGGAGATGAAGAGGACGATACTCCTCTTTCTCAGCTAATCGAAGAAGCGAAAGCCAGACTAGATGCTATGGATAATGAATCTGAAGGTTCCCAAGAACCGCCAGCAGATGATAGTATGAGAACAGATTCCGAAGACTTCTTCGGGCCACCAGAGGACAGCGCTCCATGACTGTAGAAACGACAACTAACAGGGCGTTCGGAACGGGTGACGGGTCGATTACGGAGTTTGACTTCACGTTCAAGTACTTCAACGACACCGATATCGACGTTTACCTAGACGATAACACCACTCCAATCAGCCCAACGCTTTATTCCGTCGTTCGGAATCCATCCGGCGATGGTGGCACTGTCGTGTTTATAGACCCCGTAGCCGATGATGTGCGCGTCACCATCGCTAGGGCGCTGGAGTACACCCAGACTACTCGCATCCCTGTGCGCGGTGAGCTGGGGCGAGGCACTTTGGAAAACACTTACGACAAGCTCACAATGCTTTGCCAGCAACTGAAGGATGAAGTCTCCCGTTCCTTGGTGCTGCCAGTGACATTTCAGAATGCTCAGCAATTAGTATTGCCTGAACCTGAAGCGGGACGGGCGCTTATCTGGCGTGATGACCTGAGCGGGCTGGACAATAGCGATGTCAACCTGACTACTCTTTTGGATGATGTAACTGCTCAAGCAGTTATCGCCACCCAACAAGCTGTGATTGCGGCTAACCAAGCTGCTTCAGCGACAGGCTCTGTTACTCTGGCCAGTGAATACGCTAATACAGCCAGGACTCACAGAGATAACGCCCGCTTGTGGTCAAGCGCTGGTGAAGATGTTCCCGTGGATGACGGCACCAACACCGGGTTCTCCGCTTATCACTGGTCACGTAAAGCGCAGGGGCTATCTGTGCCGATGACCACTAAAGGGGATATCTTCGTGCGCGGGGCTAGCGGGAACGCTCGCCAACCCGTAGGTACTGACGGCCAAGTTCTTGTCGCGGATTCAACTTCAGCCACTGGATTGGCCTGGGGTTATGGTGTACCGACCGGCGTACCCCTTCCATTTTGGGGCGGAGAAGCGTATGTACCTGCTGGTTTTATACTGGCGCAAGGATCAATCGGTAGTGCTGCTAGTGCTGCAACCCGCCGAGCCAATGCTGACACTATTAATCTGTACACACTACTATGGAATAGTTTAACCAATGCCGTCGCTCCGGTGTCCGGTGGACGTGGAGTTAGTGCTGCGGCGGATTTTGCGGCGAATAAAACCCTAACCCTTCCTCCTCCAAATGGTAGAGCGTTTATCTGCAAGGATAACATGGGCGGTGTATCCGCCAACGTAGTAACTTCTGCTTCTGAAGATGGGGGTAACGCTATTATTCTGTGCGGTACTGGGGGCGAAGAAACCCACGTACAGGCGCTCAGCGAGCTAAGACGGCACAAACACAATATCACAAGAACGGCCAACGCAGATTCCGGGTCAGCTCGATTTACGCCTCCGTCCATCACAGAGGAGGTTAATGACGAAGGTGCAGGCGATCCGATGAACGTCATGGGGCCGTGGATGGCCGTGAACGTTATACTAAAGCTTTAGGGAAGTACGAGTGATTACGGTTAGGAGCTAATTGTGGAAGGACAGAATGTAGTGGAGTTACTTACTGCGTTAGCAGGGCCGCTAGGTGGCGCACTAGCTGGGTGGATAGTATCCAGAACATTACTAAAAATGTACAACGACAAAGATAAACAGCTAATTCAATCCCTACAATCTCAGATCAACGGGATTAGCCAGGGAGAGAAACACTGTAACGAAAGATTCAATATGCTTCTCGGTGAAGTATTTAAGCTGAAGGACAGAGGCAATGATCAAAGTCCCGTTCATTAAATCGAGAAACTTCAAAAGTTACGACATCTGCCGGAGTGCAGATACTGTAACCGAGACTGGGCTGTACTTGACTGGATACGTTCACGGTCATGCCCAAGGGCTGCGGGATTCTTTGTATAAAAAATACCCGGAACGGTTTAAAGGGTTAGTTCTTACGTCAACCAATCGAGGTGCATACAACACTGATATTAAAAATGCAGCGAAAGGTTCCCATCATGTTTGGCGTGTCGAATCCAACGGTAATCTGCATGTTGCATATGATTGCTACGGCGTAGGTATCACGCTTCAAGAACTGTATGACCATGCAGTAGCGACATGCCGGGGAGAGATTTACATGAACAAGCCCGAAGGTATTGTACATATAGCGCCAGTACCTATGGAAGACGAACACTGGATTCAGTAACAAGTTTATTAGAAACACAAAGGATACGCCATGACCCGCATTCCAGATTCTAAAACCAGCTCAGGTAACATCATCGTTAAAGACGAGGGCTTACTTGTTGCTAACCTCCGTGAATTGAACTTTATCGGGGCTAACATTCAGTCTGTATTGAACGGTACGAGAGCGGACGTAACGCTTAAATCTGGCCCGCAGTTAAGCCAGCGGTTTATTGGGAATATCAATAACGTTTTCGCTCGGCATTGGTCTGGCGGGATTAGCGCAGGAGGCGTCAGAAACGATTATACGTCCACGCAATGCGCCTTCGTGGTTGCGCCATGCGATGAGTTTACTCAGGTTCGCTTCCTGTTTAAGAACATCGAAGCCACTCCACCTAACGTAACCGCTGTTTGCGCTGTCACCAATAGCTCAGCGAACAAGATTGAGCCTTCCGTAGGCAACACCAAAACCAATAACCCAACCAACGGATGGATAGATGTCACGTTCGATGGCGACATCACAGGCACACTGCCAGATTTTACATCTGGTGACGTAAGAGTAGCCGCAACACTGTGGTCTGACTGGATGGATCTACCGTCTATTGCGCCCACAGACGGCGCATCCACAAGGCCGTACCTGATGTTTCGCACCAAATTTAGCTCTCCATTCACGTACTGGGCGCAGGGCGTCACAAGAACGACCATCGACTACAATCCAAACTTCTTCGACCAGTACTATCGCTTTGGAGCGGATACAACTGGCACCACCGAGAATAGCACCGCAGCCAACACTAATACCTATCAGGACGGTACAGGCGTGTTTGCGGTTGAGTTCCGTTCTAGCAAGCGCGTTTTGAAAGTTGTTTGCGTCGGTGACTCCATCACCCAAGGCGTAGGCGACAACACCCAAGGTAACTCATTGGGTTCATGGGTTCCAAAATCCGAAGCGCTGCGTCTAGCCAGCGGTTTGCCTGTGAACTTCCTGAACTACGGTCAAGGTGCTTGCCCCTCGGTATCTTACCTAGCTTATGGAAAGCAGGCTGTAACCGATCACAAACCCGCAGCAGCGATATATAGCGTGTGGACGCCAAACGACTCCATACCGGACGCCACAAACACCGTAACGGCGTTCAACCGAGCAATGGCTTTTGCCAACCATTGCTACGACAACAACACGCTACCTATCTTTGCGTTCCTTGCGCCAAACGACGGCTACATTCTGGCGGCGGATAACTTCCGAAAAGCCTTGATTACCCGCTGTAAAGCCACAGGAATTGACGTAATCGACATGACGCCAGCCGTTGGTGATGGTGCATCGCCAGAACGATTCATTCCAGCGATGAAGAACGATAACACCCACCCTAACGCTGCTGGTTATGCCGCTATGGCGACAATCAACATCGCAAAATTCAATGAAATCATAACCCGCAACATTAGCCTGTAGGAGCTTGCCATGACGTTAATCCCCAGTTCTAAAACCGGTGAAGGCCGGGTAACAGTTAAGGACGAAGGAATGCTTCTGTCCCAACTCCAGACCTTGAACTTCACAGGGGCTGGGGTGACCGCTACTTTAAACGCAGGCGCTGCTCAAATCGACATCCCTGGTGGAGGTAGCTCTTATGTATGGCCAAGGTTTGAGGCGTTTTACGACGCCCTTACCCAGGGCTTTGCTAAAGAGATTAACTTCACCGGGGATGGAGTTTCTGTCAGTCTTGTGGGCGACCAGTTAAGCGTAACCGTACCGGGCGGAGGTGATAGCGGATCTACAACCCCTCCTACCGACACTAACTATGAGACTGCGTTTAACCCCAAGTCTACAGCGTACAACTGTCTTGGTGCAGCGGATACAACCGGCGGGGATACCGCCAAGCTGCAACAGATGTTTACGGATGCAACGAACAACCTGCCTGCCATCGTTACGATTCCGGCAGACACATATTACATTAACGGCACTATATCTATTCCGTCGAGTTCTGATTTCCAGATACCGACGATTAGTGCGGTGAACACCGGTACTGATGTTATCACAATGAGTACCGACCACAAGAAACAGACCGGCGACCCCATCATGTTCCAGGGCTTCATGCCTGCTGGACTGGTAGCGGGAACGATATACTTTGTGAACAAGGTGTCTGCGACAACTATGAAGTTGTATAACAGCCGAGCAAACGCCATTACTGGTGGTGCAACAGGCTTGATTGACATAACTGGCGGCATTACAACTACCGGGTCTATTACAAACGGCACTGCTATACTTACGGTAGCCGCTGAACTAGGGTTAGAGCGCGGCACCAACGTTAGGATAGCTGGTGTCACCAACAGCAACGGCGGGTACTACGTCATCGGTGGGGTAGGCACAGGTACGCTAACCTTGAACGCCAACGCTAACGCCACTGTGTCGAACGTAACTGTCACATATATTGGCACTATGGACTGGCGGTACTTCCCTTCAGGCTTGAAAATCGTATTCCAGCCAGGAGCCATCTTCAAGAAAACCACTGTGTTCGCGAACCAAGCCATCCTTAACATTTCGTTAGGTTCTGGTGTAGAGTTGAAGGGTGGCATCTTTGAAGGGAACACCACCGATCTTAACGCCGGTATCAACGCTGGCGACGATTTGGTGCGTATATCCTCCTCTCACCGTATCCTTGTGGAGCATTGCAAGTTCCGTCATTGCGGTGACGCTGCACTGCGGGTACAAACCTCTACCGCAGACCCGCAAGCCAACACCACTTCACAACCTGAAGGCGGCGTAAACTCTGGTGAAGTGGTCGTTCGCAACAACTACTTCTACAACGTCCACCAATTCTCCAGTACCACTAACGATTACGTCCACGGCGGCACCCAGAACCTGTTCTTCTACGGGAACACAATGGATAACCTGCGCGGCTCTATCAAGGTGGCCAACCGTTCTGCGGGTGGTCGCAACATGTATATGTACGCCAACACGTTCAAGTCGTCCATCGACAAGGGCTTCGAGATAGATTCGATGGAGAATATCTACATATTCAACAACACTTTCCAGAACATCACAAGTTATGCGGTATACATTCTGTCCAATAACGGGCCTGCGGGAACCGGGTACGGTACGGGTATCGTCGGGTTCCAGTATGACTCTGTATTCATAAACAACAACATATTTAAGAACTGTAGCAGCACCGGAGGTACGGTTCGGTTACAGCCGGATCTGTACTCTGATGGGACGTTAATCAACTACCGTAACGTAGACATCAGCTACAACACGTTCAAAGACCACACAGCTACTGGTGCAATCGGGATTAACCTGATAAACGGGAACTACGAAGCCCTGACAATCAACAACAACAAGTTTACGAACTGGAAAGGGCTGGACGCCATTAAGTGTACGCTGCGTGGTTCAACGGTTTCCGGGTTTAAAAACAAAATCCAGATCAACTTCAACCAGATTGACATGGATAACGTTGGTGGCTCTGCGGCACACATCTGGTTAGAGAGGACTGCCGGAACTGAAAAGCTGCGGAACATCCAGATCAACTTCAATCAGTTGACCGGAAGCACCACTCAAGCAATCGTTGCGGGTGACTGGCAGAAAGCGACACTGGCTAACAACCAGATTGACCTCGCTGCCGGTAACTTTTTCCTGCGGAACAGCGGCACCCTTATCGATTTGACGGTTAAGAACAATGAGATGACCACAGGCGGAACGTTCGGGTTCAACCCAACGTTTACAAACGGGTTGTACATGTACAATAACCAGTTTGAGACTGCCTCCGGTACTGCGCTGTCTATCAGCAACAGTAACCAGAACGTCTGGGAGTTCAGCAACCTGGTCGTTGGCGGGTCTAAGCAAGTCGCCCAAGTACCTGTCAACACCAAGTCCCTGAGCAAGGTAGGCCGGAGAGACGACGGAACAGCGTCTCCGACTGCTGGAACTTGGAGAGTTGGTGACATCGTGGACTTCACGAACGTTGCTGCCGCTGGTTCGCTCGGCGTCTACTGTATCACATCTGGTACGGCAGGCACTATCACCGCCACAACTGGATCTATCACTAATGGCGATGACGAACTAACCGTCAGTACCGTATCCGGCATCGCCGTGGGGTGCTACATCAGCATCGCTGGCGTGACCGGAACAAAAGTTGTAACAGCTATCAACGGGCTAGTAGTGACTTTAGACTCTACCGCAGACGCTACAGTGGCTGCTGCGGCAGTGGCTTACGTCGCTCCTGCTTTTAAAGCCCTACCCACAATTGCGGCATAGGAGATATCATGCTTGGATTCGCTTCATACCTAAGGAAGTTGGCATTTCAGTTAGCACTAACAACTACGCTGGATAGCGATGACCGCTTCCTGGTTGCCAGAGACAACACACCGTTCGCTGCTATGAAAGCTATCACTCCCACAGACCTTGCTACGGCCTTGGGCGCAGCTTCCGCATACTCCATTAACGTGCAAACATTCACTGCCAATGGTACTTGGACAAAGCCCGCAACCGGGTCTATGGTGGATGTACACGTTATCTCTGGCGGTGGCGGTGGCGGTTCAGGTCGTCGTGGCGCAGATGGCGCAATCCGCTTCGGCGGTGGCGGCGGCGGTGGGGGAGGATTCTCCCGCAAAACCTTGGTTATTGGTGGGCTAGCTGCTACCGTTGCTGTGGTAGTTGGTGCCGGTGGAACCGGTGGTGCTGCGGTTGCCGTAGATGATACTGACGGAAACCCTGGTACTGGCGGCGGGCAATCTAACTTCGGGACGCACGTTCGTGCCAGCGGAGGATCGCTCGGTGCTGGCGGTACGGCTACTACTGGTACAGCCGGAGGCGCTACTACAGTGGGTTCGGTGTTCGGTACTGGAGGGGGCGCAGGGTCTAACGGGTCTGCCGCTGGAACTAACGGCACCAACAATACTACCGGTGCTGCGGCTGGCGGCGCTGGCGGGGGTGGTATCTCTGCCGCCAACGCAGTATCCAATGGCGGTGCTGGCGGTACTAACTCGTTCGCAAACACCACAGGTGGAGCGGCTGGGACTGCCGGAGGCTCCGGGGGTGTTGGTGCTGCAAGCTCGGTGGGTGGTTTAACGTGTGGTACGGGCGGCGGTGGCGGCGCTTCATCCACTACTGCTAATGCTGGCGCAGGCGGTGCAGGATCTATTTATGGTGGTGGCGGTGGCGGTGGCGGTGCCGCTAAAAACGGCTTTAACTCCGGCGCAGGCGGTAACGGCGCAGCCGGTATAGTCGTGGTCATTACGTACTAGCCATGTACATCTACCGCCCTCCAGTCATTACAATCCTCAATGACCGGGAAGTGGAGTTGGTTGAGCCGTTCATTTTTGAATGGAATGATCCGCTTCCCCAGCAGATTGTAATCCCGAAAGGCTTTACCTTTGATGGGGCTAGCGTTCCTCAATGGGCTTGGACGCTTACGGGCATCCTACCTATTGGCCTTCCGTTGGGCGGAGCAGCAGTCCACGACTACACTTACCAGCGAAAAGGCAGGTTGATCAGAGATGAGCTGAAAGCCAGTCATAACGGGATTTGGGTTCCAGTGGCCGCTGTGTGGCCCAGGAAGACGTGCGATGATATGTTCTATAGGATTATGAGGGAAGCATCCGTAACGCCGTGGAAATCCTATGCCATGTACCAATCTGTTCGGATTTTTGGCCAAGGCCCGTGGGATTCTTAAACACAAAAACCCCCTGACGAATCAGGGGGTTTTTAATCGCTACGGGCTTGCAACCGGGTCTGGACGGGTTTTTAGCGATTTAGATAGGACACAGTACATCTCTCAACATTACTTTACAGGATAGTGCTGCCGATGTCCATACACTGCGATAAGCATTCCGTCAGCAGTCTCTTGGGTGAACTTCATAACAGGAAACCACTGCTCGGCTTGTTGTTTCGCTGCCTTCTTCCGCAACGCCTTGGAGCCGTAGGACTTTCCCATACCGACCCCCCGCTGCCATACCTGGGGCGAGACATCATAGAACGGGATACCGTTGGCAACCAATTGACCACGCAAGAAACCATAGTTCTTGCCGAAGTTAAACATAGAGGTAACGCCTTGTCCAGGCATCGCCCCTACTTTCTCCAGGTAGGCGACAGCGTTTTGCAGCGTACCTAGCTTCTTAAACGCATGGGCGATGTCTTGCTCCGTCATCGGCTCCAGGTTTATTAACTTGGTGTATGTCTTATCGGCGTTGATCACCCCGATAACACCCTTGCTGCCAGGGTCAATGCCGATAACCCAATCAGGATGAAGCATAGCAATGCTCCGCCCATGTGCGGTTCGTCTCCATTTCCTGTTCCCAGAAAACAGAGGTGATAAACACTCTCATACTGCGCTCAGCGGCTTTACTCACTTTAGTTTTATCTGTATCCACTATACGTTTTCTCCTGTTGATTTCGATAACATACGCTCCAGCCAAGTCCGTTCGTCTAAACTTGGTTCGAGTTCAATGATCCAGCCTTGCATTCCCACTACCTGCGAATTGCTATCAAACACGAAATGGGCGTAAGATTCTTTTCGCTCAAAATGATACTGACGGTTATTGACAGTTAGCGTGAATTTTCCAGTATCCATTGCGTGTCTGAAGTCTTCTCGCATATCATCTTGGGTTATTGGGCGAGTCAACCCGGCGGTAGACGTGTCCGTTAGCGGCTCGGAGGTACTCTTTTCCTGCGTGGTCAAAGTGGGTAACCCCTCTGTGCGGGTCTTCACGCCAAGGCGTAGCCTGCGCCAGATGAACAGCATTAACAAAGTCATTGTTGAGGACATGATTCCAGCTACCAAAATTTGCACCGATCTTTTCTCCTTCTACTGTCATTATTTTTTGTACCTCTTTCCTCTCCAGCCTTCCGCTTTAATAGGCAAGCCGTCTGCCCAGGCTGGTGAATCGGCTAGTATCGCTTCGAACTCTTCCACTGAACGAGTCCCTTCAGGAACTTCCGCAGCAGCTTCATCATGTACGTGTAGCACGACGGGATACCCGCTATTCTCGCAACGCAATAGAGCATCAGCCAGAATGTCCCGAGCCACAGACTGCACAATATTTTCACAAAGTTTTCCTCCGTAGGTGAACTCTCGGGTGTACTGGAACTTGCTGTTCTCAGTCATGAAGCTGAGAGACAGCTTCTTCTCGCCCCAAGGCGTCTCTTTTTCCGACACCTTTGGCCTATGGTAACAGATGCAACGCCCGGAGGGGAGCTTGCATAGCAGGAAGTCACCCGCTACACCGAACGTCACCTTGCCGACTTGCACCTTCTCACCCGTCAGTACTGCTTTGATAGCACCAGCTTCCAGCGCATACCACAAGCTAACTACTTTCGGGTTAGCTTCACGCCAGCGTTGCTTGATGATGTCAGCGGCAATGGCGCTCTCTCGGTCTAGGGGATCAAGTTCTCCGTTCTGTTTACACCGCCCCATGTATCCCCCGTAAGCTCGGGTAGCTTTTTCTCGCTCTTGGGTTGAAGCGGTAGGCCACAATAGCTCGAATGCAGGGCGGAGATCCACACTGTAAGCTCGGGCCATTGTGCCGAATGCCCCGATGCCACCCTGATAACCCAGAGCCAGGACAGATACTTTGCCAACACTACGTTCATACTTATCCTTCTTTGTGATTGTGCGGCCATAGATACCGCAGGCTTCGTAACAATATACGTCCTCATCGCGCCGGAAGATGTCGAGAGTTGACTGCTGATCAGCGATCCAGGCCAGTACTCTGGCTTCAATCGAAGCGTAGTCAGCCACAATCAGATCTTTGCCCCGGCCAGCAATCAGCATACCTCGCAGAGACGAGCTATAGGCTTCCATCGGATCAGGATACACTTCCTTGAACCAGTCATAGTCACTACCCATAGCTACCCGAACAGCGATATCGCTATCGGTAGTACCTCTAGGCAAGTTATGTACCTGTACACCACGTCCACCCCAACGCCCAGTGTGTGCCGCACCATAAAGGAAGCACTCTCTGAGCCGCTGATCCCGCATGTCGGAGCGCTCAATCATCCCCTCGTACTTGGCCGTGGATATTTTAGAGAGCTGACGCCTGATCTCAAGGGATCGTCGGACAGCGCCGGGAGGGAGAACCTTGATAGCGGCGTCCACTGTTGGTGCTTGTAGGTTCTCTAGCAACAGGCCGTTGTCCGCTAGCCACTGGCGATACTTTACAACTTGACTAGGACTGTCTACTGCACCGTTCGTTACTCTGCGGAACTCTGCGCCCAGCTCAGTGGTTGTCTGTTCGATGAGTTCAAGCATCTTACGGACGGCGGCTATATCAAGCTGGATGCCACGGAAATTGATTTCCTGGTCTAGGAACCACAATTCTTGTTCGAATGCGTTCAGGTCGCGCAGAGCATCGTCTACGAGCTTTTCCGTCTGAACGTCCTGGATGTTGTACGCATAGGTTCTTTTGAGGTCTGCCGGATCTTCGTTCCAACGGTTTGGGTTGTTCTTGGTAGGCTTACGTGGCCGTGAACACTTGAGCATAGTCTTGTTGCCCTCCTTATCCTTTTGGATAGGAAGGTTAAGAGCAGTACCAACGCCTTCCAATGAGCGCGGTAAACCATAGGACGCCGCCTTTGCAGCGGTACAACGCCAGCGGCGGATGGGGATTGGTGGCATTCCGTATTTCGGAACCATGATGTTAGCCCAGATGCACTGCTCGAAGAAGGCATTGTGGGCTACGAAAATTACTGTGGGATCAGCCGCTAGGCGGTACAATTCTTCCAGTTCAATGCCGCCCATTGCTCTGTAGTACTGAAAGGTTCCCAGTTCCCAGGATACGATGGGCAAGTTGTTCACTTGATAGGCCAAGCAAATGGGTTCTGTAGAAGGGTGGGTCGAGTAGACCCACCA